TTACAGAGTAGGACTGACAAGTTCCCGTACAAGGACTGATTGTCGGTGTTGATGATGGTGTCGGTGTGGGTGATGGTGTTGGTTGAATTGGACTTGTTGAACCCGTAAACTTACCAAACAACTGAACTGTATATTGAACTGCATTATTGGGTAAGATTGGGGATATATTCATAGGTCCTGCTCCTACATATAATGTGTTATATTCAGTATTACCACTTGGGTAAATAAATTGAGTGGCGGGATATACATAATTACAATTGGCTCTTGGACCACCACCATTAGTTGTAATGTTATCAACCGTAGTCGCTGTAATAAGTAATCCATTGTCATCATAAAACTTGTATTCTGCATAATATGGTTCTGATAAAATATCATCAGCCAAATAGTAATTGGTAAATCCTAATGTGTAGTATTCACTCAAATCTATATTTCTATTTCTTGGTGAGTTGGTTAGGTATAAACAATCAACCGTTGGGTTAGTTCCTGTCGGTGTTCCTGATAATACAAACTGACCTATGTTAAAGTCCTGAAGGTTTGATTTACCATTCACCCCCATCGTTGATTGGAATGTCTTGTAAGGACCATCAGTTACTGCGGGTGAACCTATTACAGTTCCATTACCAGTAAAACCAGTAACCTGTGATATTTCAGAGTCAGAGTATTCATAACCCACTCTTACCTCATACCTGATTGTTTCATCTGAGTATGGTCTTGAAAATGGGAATGTCTTGTGTGTATAAATTGGTGTTGTGTTCCAATTCGAGATTGGAATGTTAGATACATAGGATTTCAATATTCTTGAAACATCAATCACCCCCAAGTCAAATGGGTTTGGTGTTGCTTTCCCTTGAAATATAATCACACCATCTACATAGATGTCGTATACATATCTAAACTTAAAGTGGTTCGTATCTGCTGATACGGTAAAGAATAACCCATCTGTATAGACAGGTGAAAACTTTGGTGGGGTATGTGTAAAGTTAATCATTGTTATTTCTAAAATTATCTATTAGTTGGTCTATTTGGAATGAAACAAATCCTGCTACAAACTCTCCATATAGTTCCAATATTTGTGGTGCTACCTGATTGTATCCTTCAATAATAAAGTTGTTTCCTCCGTATCCATACAACCCTATTGACCTTCTAATCAAATATACCAAACTCTTTCGTTTAATGAACTTTCCTTTCAAATCTCTTGCTCCTTGAATCCCTTTCTTTTGTACCACCCATTTATCAATCGGTGCTATTGGTGGGTATCTACCCTTTCTTCTACCTTCAGATACAAACTGACCTTCAATCGGCATCTGCATTTGAAACTCAGGAAATCCTGTATCAGGGTTGTTAACAAATGTGGCACTAATATCCCTAAACAATCTACCTGAAGCAATCGGTGGGGATATCGGTGTTGGATATTTACCTGAAATTGGTTTTGGTAATCCTGGTTTTCCTGGTCCTCCATAAGTTGTTGAGCGTCTTGGAATCTCCAATTGGGTTTTCCAAGCGTTCGTTAAGAGGGTTGAAATCTCATCTAATATGTCCTGATTGATTCTTCCATCTATTATGTCGAACTTGGGGTATTTGTTTGTGTTGGTGTTATTGTTGGTGTCGGTGTTAATTCTGCTGAACAAACAGGTGTTTGAGTTGGAACAGGTAAATCATACATAGGACATGCATTCATATCCTCCATTACGGTAATCACCAAGTCCAAAGATACTCCACCAATATGGTCGTTGAATCTTTCCAAGAATGGTGTGGCGTTTGTGGGTAATTGAACCGTTGCAATCTCGTTGAATAATGAACCCCTCCATATCTGTGATAACAGATTTCTTGCTTCCAACGACATATCAGATACCACATCAATTTCATTTGATAGGTCTGTATTAACGATATCACCAAAGATTACATTAAGTGTATAAATGGTAATGTTCTCATCATAAGATACATTCATCGGGGTTACGAACATATACGGATAAACCGCAGTTCCACCAGTTAGGGTTTGGGAAAAATATACAATATCCCCGTGTCCAAAAGATTTTAATCTTGGTGATGCTTCTTGAACCGACTGCATGAAATCAACAATCTTGTGGTAAGTTATGTATTGGGGTGTATAATTTTCGTAATTCATCTTGTATAAATAATGTGTAGTTTATCTTATCTGATTCCTTTTCTCCATTTTTCTCAACTCCTCTCGTTGTTGGTCTGCTCGGTCTTTCATCAGGGACGCTGTACTTAGACATAAATAGAGGTTGGTATTCTCTACTTCTGTAAACTTTGTAATATCTTCTTTTGCGAGTTGGTAAGTGAGGGTAAAATAGAATCGAGCGGTAGAACCTTTCTCATCCACTTCGGCATCATCTTCCAATACTTTGTCGTTCTTGTCTGCATCTTCAGGGTCTGTGCCAAAGAAACCTTGATATTGTTGATGTATATGTTTACGACTTCCAAAAAAAAAACGCTGGCAGATAACCAAATAGAAACAGGGATACTCCTAAAGAGGTCTGCTCTTTCGTCAATGTCCTCTGACTTGTATGGTTCAATCTTATACTTCATTGGGTTCTTTGGGTCTTTGGATATTACAGGTCTATAAAGAACTGACATAATCTTGTGTAGGTTTTGGAATATCTGGTCATCAGAACAATACACCTCAAAATCTACCCATGCTCCGTAAGCAAGTTTGGACCAGTCATTCTCCAATCCATACTCAACCCCATTGTGTTCAAAGGTCATTACGATTTGTTCTGTTTCGGGGTATTGTATCTTACTTGATAAAAATGCCTCAATCAACTCAACCTGTTCTTTCTTGTAGTTCTTCAACTCGTGAATTGTTAGGTTTGTGAATAAACTGATAAGATGTAATGGGTTCTTATACCTGTCAGGGAACTGGTTCATTTGTTGGTACATCCCAATGGTCATTTCTTCAGGGACATTTATTACTTGGTCATCTACTACTAATTCTATCATACTATTGTTATTTTGCTTTTTGGTTTATCTAAAAATTGGACTACACAATACTTAAGGGCGTCCAATAAGTGGTCTTTTCCTGTGGTGGTATTGGTTACGGCACCTGTTCTGTCTTTCTTAAACTTATAGTTAGAAAACTCACTTATTAAATCAACACTATCCTCGTGAAGATATATTTTAAATTGTTTCATCTTTTGTATCCCATATAAAATACTTGTCTTGGATACTGGTCTGATGTTTAACCCTTGTCGTTTTAATTCTTGAATTGACTTTGGTTCTGCGGAGTCGGCTACTATATTCGCATTTCGGTCTATATTTAAATCCTTTAACCTGAATGCAAGGTCTTCGTTGGTTAGTCCAAGTTGATATAGAACTTGTCTTACATACAGATTCTTTCCTTCTACATTCACTTCCACAACTGCACACTCATCGTTTGAAAATCCAAAGTCAATTGCGTAATACTTTTCCTTGATGTTATGTGGTAGTTCTTTATAGGTCTCTGGTTGCATGAAGATTTTCTCTCTTGGTTCTACAATCAATCCTTCCCCATATATCTTTGCCATATCAGGGTCTGTTTCAATTAACTCTTGAATTGCTTGAATCGTTCTATCATCTAAAAAACTATTCATCCTCCAAGTTGAGTGTAGCATACATCCATTCTCTTTTGATTCGTATTCTAATCCCCACCAATCAATCGGTATTTCAGGATTGTATAGAGCCATAATATATCTTGAACAACGAATGTCCATTTGGATAAATGAGTTCTTTTCTGTTGTGTTAACCTCATCAACCAAAATGATATCTGATTTAAATCCTTTTAGTTTACCATTTGAATCATCCAATCCAATGAATCTAATTACAGAACCATTTGGGAATGTATAAACGAACTCCTGTTTGTGAAATGTACCTGAATCCCACAATCCAATATCCTCCATTACAAACTTGAAATCATCCAATATGGTGTGTCGTAATGAAGCTTGAGTTGCACGGGCAATGGTTATAGTTGTCTTGCGGTTTTTCATCGCTTCTATGACCACCATTTGAAGTGCAGATATTGTCTTTGATGAACGGGACGAACCTCTTAAGAAGATATATCTCTTACCTTGTTCAACCATATCATACAGTTGTTCAAATACTTGAGTTGCTTTAATTTTCACTAATCCATTCTTCAGGTAGTTTATCCGATTTCTTCAGATTATCTTTTTCCCACAAAGGTTGAAAGTTTGTATAGTGATTTAACAAATAAAGTTCTTCATCTGTTTTTGCAGATGCTAATGGTTTTATGTGGTCATAATGCCATTTATCTTCACCCCTACCATTATTACTCCAATTCATTCCTTCTTGAAATTGATTTTCAATATGTTGTTCAAATGTAATCCAATCGCAACCTAGTATACTTTCAGTGGTCATACTTTTGTTTCGTATTTTACATTTTACCCTTGTTCTAATATTTTCAATCATTTTAAATCGTAAATCTGTTTTTCTTCTATTTGAAGCGTATTCTCTACCTTTGTCAATAATATATTGTTTATTATTTTCACGCCATTCTTTAGAATTACTTAAATGTTGTTCTTTGTTCTTTTCATACCAAGATTTTTTGTAATCAATAAAATGTTCTCTATTTGATAGATAATAATCCTTACGCTTTTTCAAATATTCAATATCGTTTTTTTTATTATCACGATATTCTTTATTAGAACTTAACATTTTTTGTTTGTTGTTTTCGTAATATTTCTTATCAGCTCTTTGTTTTGAACCCGATAGTTTTTTTACTTCATTCACACATATTCTACATTGGGATACTCTACCGTCTTTTTTTCTTTTATCTAAATGATAATCATCAAAAGATTTCTCAATCCCACACTTACTACAACATTTTGTCTTAACAGATTCCATCTTACAAAGATATAACAATTATCTTAATCATCCGTCTTTGGTTTCACAATTTCGATTACAATATTCTTATTCTCTGAATCAAGTTTCTGTCCCATACTGGTAACATCAATCTGTCTTTCAGTTTTCCAATTCTCCTTGAACCTGTTTTTCATTATGGTCTCCCACAACTTTGTATTGAACCCCATTCCGTTATTCACAACCATTGAGTTGTAGGCAAGGTTAAACCAAAAGTTCTCTGCAAGTTTCAAGAACTCACTATAGGTTTGCGAATAATCCTTGTCTCGTTCCATTAATGCGTAGTGTCCATTCCAAGATATGTTAAGGATTATCAATAGTTCTGTGGTATGTTTTCCCTCTGCTCCACATTGAAGCATAATCTCCCTCCACTTTGGGGTGATGGTCTTTTCCAATCTTGGACGACCTGGTTTCTTCTTATTTTCTTCTGGTGTATTTGACATCGTACAATTCTATTGCTTCTTTTATTTTTGATATAGCATCATCAAGAGATGGTGTTACACTTGAGTTGGGGTATAATGATGAATATGCCCCCATTATTTCAACTTTATCAAGGTCGTTGAACTCCTTTGTTGGGTCAGGTG